TCCCGGGTTTGTGCACATGCCACAAAAGCGTCTTCGAAAGAGATTTCCACTCGAGAGGGGCCACCCAACAGTCCAACTCATCACTAAACCGGAAGCGGCGCTTCAAAAAAGTTGCCCTAAAGATATGAATGAAAGGCTCACTCTCCGCTTCCTTATCGGCCATGGTGTATTCTAGACCAAAGGTCTTGAAACATGCCGCAATAGATGTGTGGTTGAACCAATCTGCCCTCTCGGACACACCTAGAATATTGTCGTCTCCATACGTGAAAAGACGAACATTCTTCTGGAAAGTGCAAACTTCGCGCTCAGGATTCAACAAAATGTAAGCACAACGCATGTACAATGAGTTGACAATTCCATTGACAATAGCAGTGAGAGGGTGACCGCTCGGATTAGACCCCCACAGCATGACCAAATCACCGAAGAAATCGGTATATGGATAAGCTATGTCCACCGCAATGGCATCCAAAACTCTCAACGCATCTTTGTTGTAATACGGTCCCGCCGCGCACACTCTTTTGATTACCTCCATGGCGGCCAACAACACATTGGGCATCATTGACTTGTCAAAGGCTGCATAATCCCCTGCAATAATCCGATCATCACCGAAATACGTCAGGTAAGCATACAGTTCCGACCACTCAATAGATTGCACGATTGTTCCAGGTCCTGCCTCAAAAACATATCGATTACGCTGCAAAACTCTCACAAAGGAAAGCGTGTACTTGCGCATCAAGAGAAGCAAATCAACCGGTGCTGCTGAGAAAACACGAGTCTTCTTGGCCGCCATCTTCTTATGGGAAACAGGCTCGTCCTTCAACTGAGCGGTAAATATCCCACCGGGACGTTCACCACGCAAGCACCTCTCTTCCATTTCGCGCACTCTATCCCATACCTCTTCGTCGAAGTCCACGGCGTTTGGGGCATAAGGAAGACTCTCGATTTCATGCAATAATTTCTTCTTGGTGTGGTAGTATGGAAATCCAGCAGATGTGGTACGCTTAATACCGTCCACATATGTTATATCTGCATGTCCA